TAGCACCTGAGGATTATCAATTAGAAGTATCTCAGCATCCGCGCAATATTGAAGAGGCCTTGCAACAAGAAGTGTATCCTTATTTCCTAGTCATTTAGTTGCTGCCCAGAAGAGAAGGATTGAAGATAAAGAATACCATACAGAATTTATAGATTTATCTAGAAATGCCCAAGGTGTATGGGTTATAGAAAAAAGTAAAAAGCTTCCTGTATCAAAGTTTCCAGTAGAGAAGAATGCTGAAGATAAAAGTGGTGTAATTGTAATGTATGAAAAACCAGATTTAAAGGCTGAGTGGGGTACATACTATGCATCTATAGATCCGGTATCACAAGGTAAAACTACAACTTCAGAATCTTTATGTTCAATATTTATTTATAAAATTCCTATTGAAGTAACTAGACAAGATGGTGTAGATGTATCTACATACATAGAACAAGATAAAATTGTAGCCAGCTGGTGTGGAAGATTTGATGATATCAATGAGACTCATAAAAGATTAGAGAACATGATTGAATGGTATAATGCCTGGACCCTTGTTGAGAGCAACGTCCCAGGCTTTATAACTCACATGATCAAGCAAAAAAAACAAAAGTATTTAGTTCCCAAGAGTCAGATTACTTTCAGAAAAGACATTGATAATGTTCAAACTTATCACCAGGAGTATGGATGGAGAAATACTGGAACAATATTCCGGGCCCACATCTTACCTTACCTAATAGACTTTTGTAAAGAAGTTTTAGAAGAAGTAACCACAGATGAAGGTAAGGTAGTTAAAGTAGTTTATGGTATTGAGAGAATTCCTGATAAGATGGTTATGGTTGAGATGCAACAATACAGGGAAGGACTCAATGTAGATAGATTAATTGCACTAGGAGCTCTCATAGCTTTTGCAAAAGTTCAAGAAGCAAATAGAGGTGTTAGAAAAAGATTAGACACAACAGACAAAAAAGACTTGCAAAAGTCAGAAAATTTATATAAATTTACTAATAGCCCATTCCGACATATTGGGATGGGTCAAAGTTCTTTGGATAAAAGACCTCCAAGAAACCCATTTAAAAACATAAAATAATAGCTATGCAAGTATTAAACGCATTACAAATGAAGTCTGGCAAAAAAGCTGAGTATAACAGGATGGGTTCTATAACTCAACCTTTACAGTTTTTACCAAAGAAAGAAAAAGACCAAGAATGGACTGCTTGGAACTTAGATTGGCTTGAGTGGAATGGTCTTAAGCAAATCCGTAGAAATGCCCGTAGACTTATGAAGAACTATAAGTTAGCTAAGGGAGTTATTGACCGTGGTGACTACATGGTTGAAGAACAGAATGAAATGCGAGATCTTGTGGATACCTTAATGAAAGAAGATCCTACAGTTCTAGAATTAAAGTTCTATCCTATTATCCCAAATGTTATTAATGTTCTCACAGCAGAGTTTGCTAAAAGAAATACTAAGATTACTTTTCAAGCTAAAGATGAGTATTCATACAATGAACAATTAGAACAAAAGAGATCTCAAGTTGAACAAGTTCTTTTTCAACAAGCAGAACAAAAGATGCTGGCCAAGTTGCTTGAACAAGGTATGGATCCTGAGGATCCAGAGGTTCAACAACAAATGGAGCAACAAATGTCTCCTGAGAATTTAAAAACACTTCCTGAGATTCAGACTTTCTTTGATAAAGATTATAGATCTATGGTTGAGCAATGGGCGATGCATCAGACCAAAGTTGATGAAGAGCGCTTTAAGATGGATGAGCTAGAGGAAAGAGGTTTCCGTGATATGCTTATTACCGATCGCGAGTTCTGGCACATGAAGATGATGGAAGATGATTATGATATTGAGTTATGGAATCCGGTTACTACTTTCTATCATAAATCTGCAGAGGCTCGTTATATCTCTCAAGGTAATTGGGTAGGTAGAATTGAGATGATGACCATTGCTGATGTTATTGATAAGTACGGATATGTGATGACTCAAGAACAATTAGAATCTATTGAAGCTATCTATCCTGTAAGATCTGCCGGTTATCCTTTACAGGGTTACCAGAATGATGGATCTTACTATGATGCTACCAAGTCTCATGAATGGAATACTAATATGCCGTCCTTAGCCTACAGACAGTTTACATCTATGTATGATAACTTTGTGTATAATGGTGGTGATATTATTAATTGGATCATGGCTGAAGGAGAAGACTACGCGCCTATGGGTGCAGCTTTCTTACTACGCGTAACTACAGCTTATTGGAAATCTCAAAGAAAAGTAGGTCACTTAACCAAGATCAGTGATAATGGTGAAGTAGTTACCGACATCATTGGAGAAGATTATGTTGTTACAGACAAGGCTATCTATGATACAACTTTAATCAAAAACAAATCTAAAGATAACTTGATCTTTGGTGAGCACATTGACTGGATCTGGATCAACCAGGTTTGGGGCGGTGTAAAGATTGGACCCAATCATCCAAGTTTCTGGGGTATGAATAATCCAGGAGGAGTAAATCCAATGTACTTAGGTATTGATCAAAATAGATTAGGGCCTTTAAAGTTTCAGTTCAAAGGTGAGAACACTCTTTATGGATGTAAACTTCCTGTAGAGGGAGCTGTATTCAATGACAGAAATACAAGATCAACTTCTATGGTTGACTTAATGAAGCCTTTCCAGATCGGGTACAATATTGTAAACAATCAGATTGCTGATATCCTTATTGACGAGCTTGGCACAGTAATCATGTTAGATCAGAATGCATTACCTAAGCGCTCATTAGGAGAAGACTGGGGTAAGAACAACTTTGCCAAGGCTTATGTAGCAATGAAGAATTTTCAGATCTTACCTTTAGATACATCTATTGCTAATACAGAAAACTCAATCTCTCAGAATCCTTTCCAGGTAATGAACTTAGAGCAGACTAACCGTATGATGTCTAGGATCCAAATGGCTAATTATTTCAAGCAACAATGCTTTGAAGTAATAGGAATTACACCACAAAGATTAGGTCAACAGATGGGTCAGATAGATACAGCTAAAGGAGTAGAACAAGCTATGGTAGGATCTTTTGCACAAACAGAAAACTTCTTTATCAATCACTCAGATTATTTAATGCCGCGTGTGCATCAAATGAGAACTGACTTAGCAATGTTCTATAACTCTAGAAAACCATCTCTTAGACTTCAATACATGACTTCTGCAGATGAAAAGGTTAATTTTGAGATGAATGGTACTGACTTATTGTTGCGTGACTTAAATGTCTTTGCTACAACTAAGGCTAATCAAAGAGCTATTCTTGAACAAATGAAACAATTAGCCTTCACTAATAACACTGCCGGTGCTACCATTTATGATCTAGGAACTATTATGCAAACAGAGTCTGTAGGTGAATTAACCAATAGTTTAAAAAGTATAGAAAGAAAAGCCAACAAAAAAACACAAGAAGAACAACAGCATCAGCAAGAAATGCAGGAGCAAGAAATGCAGACTCGTATTCAAGAAAAGCAAATGCAACTTGATCATGATATGCAAGAAAAAGAGAAGGATAGAAGAAAAGATATTCTTATTGCTGAGATTAAGTCTGCCGGCTATGGCGCTATGCAGGATATCAATGCTAATCAGCAATCAGATTATTTGGATGCCTTGGATGAAATTAAAAAATCAGATGAATTTCAACAGTCCATGAATTTACAAAATAGTAAAGAGTCTAACAGAATGACTAATGATAGAGAAAAAGCTCAGATTGAAAGAGAAAAATTAGCAGCACAGCTGCGGATGAAGAATACTGATCTAGAGATAGCCAGGGAAAATAAGAATAAATTTGATGCTAAGAAGAAAGACACAAAGAAGAAGAAATAGCTTATAGCCATATTATGCAAAATATTTAATAGAGCCTTTAAGATAGTTTCACATTTATAAAGTTTATTTCTATATTTTTGCTATATTATATTAAGACACAAAAATTAAACCAACAAAAAACCAACTATATGTCAGAAACTAAAGATAACACAACAGTAAGTCAAGCGGATATATCCCTTGATGAATTGTTAGGTACACCCGGGGCAGAAAATGTCATGGTGCCTGAAAGTAAACAAAGCTTATTCAGTAGAAACCCAAAGGTTGATATTGATAAGATGCTCATTGAAAAGACTGATGAAGAAAAGGAAGCAGATGTCGATGCAGCAGCCAAAGGAGTTGTAAGAAAAACTCTAGAAGAAGAAAAGGAAATAGAAGATCTCCTTAAACCTAAGACCAATGAGGAAAAAGAAGAAGATTCAGGAAAAAAAGGTGGTAGACCTACAAACCTAGTAGAGCTTGGTACAAAGCTTATTGAAAAAGGATATCTTACACCGTTTGAGGGTGAGGAAGATGTATCTAAATATACTCTTAAAGATTGGGAAGAACTGTTTGAATCTAATGAGAAAGAGAAAAGAAAGAAAACAAAAGAAGAAGTTTCTGGTGAATTCTATGAAGAGCTTCCTGAAGAGTTACAAGTAGCAGCACACTATGTGGCCAATGGTGGTCAAGATCTAAAAGGTTTATTCAGATCTTTAGCAGCGGTAGAAGAAATTCGCCAGTTAGATACTACTGATGAATCCAGCCAAGAGCAGATTATCAGAAGTTATTTACATGCTACTAATTTTGGTGATGCTGAAGAAATTGAAGAAGAAATTATACTGTATAAAGATCGTGATGAATTGGAGAGTAGAGCTATTAAATTCAAGCCAAAGTTAGACGCGATGCAGGAACAGATTATAGCTAGACAGCTTCAACAACAAGAAAGCAAGCGTAAACAACAACAACAACAAGCCGCTATCTATACAGATACTATATACAAAACTCTTGAACCGGGTGAGATCAACGGTCTTAAGCTAGACAAGAAAGTACAAAATATGTTATTTGGTGGATTAACTCAAGCTAACTATCCTTCAGTATCAGGAAGACCTACTAATTTGTTTGGTCACCTTATAGAGAAGTATCAGTATGTAGAACCTAATCCGGCTTTGATAGCTGAAGCACTTTGGTTATTGGCTGATCCGGAAGGCTACAAAACCAAGATTAAAGCTGTAGGCGGTAAAGATCAAGTAGAAAAAACAGTACGTACTTTGAAAACAGAACAAAGCAATAAAACTATCTCTAGCCAAGCGCAAGAAGATGATGATAATGCAAGTAGAAAAAAACCAGGATCAGGAATTCAAAGACCTACTGGTAGTTTTTTCAAGAGATAATTAAAACAACTAAATATAAACTATAAATTATAAACTAAAAACAAAAAAGAAAAATGGCAACTCCAGTATTAAACAACGGTATATTCTTGCGTGACACAAACTACAATGCTAGTTCTCACGTAGATTCATACCACTTAGTAAACATGTTAAAAGATGCAGAACCAATGGACTTAGGTCCAGTAGACATTTGGGCTATGGCTCAAAAAGTTGAAATGCCTCTTTACCAATTATCATCTTTTGGTGGTAAGAATATCATCATGGTTGAAAATGCTCGTGGTGAGTACAAATGGCAAACTCCGGTTAGTCAAGACTTACCATACATCATTGAAGACATTGAACCAGCTAACCTTACTAAAGGTGTTGATGGTACTCCTTTCAAAATTAAAGTTAACAAGCGTGAGTTTGGTCATGGTGATATTATCACTTATGACAAATACAATGGTTGTGAGATGTACATTACTGCAGATGATATCCTACCTATGGGTGATGGTTTTATCTACACTGTACAATTAGTAAACAATGATAACTACAAGTTCCTTGAGAACAAGTATTTAGTAGCTCAAACTAAATTATTCCGTAAAGGTTCTGCCCGCGGAGAGTATGGTGAGAGATTCTCTGATATTTCTACTCGCTCTGGATTCCGTGAGTTCTATAACTTCGTAGGAGGTGCAGAAGCTCATGTACATTATTCTATCTCATCTCGTGCTGACTTGATGTTAAAAGGTGGAATGGCTGCAGATGGTACAGTTCCTGTAACTGAGATCTGGAGAAACTTTGATACACAATTAGATCCTGCTATCAGCAAGATTGAAGATGTAGCAAGCAAAATGGGTAAAGATTACTTAAAGCGTGCTATTGGTAATGGTACTTTAACCCGTACTTTCTTAACTACTATGGAAGCAGCTCACTTAACTAAGATTGCTACTGACATCGAGACTTACTTAATGTGGGGTCATGGTGGACGTATTAAGCAAGATGGTCCAGATGACATGCGTTTATCAGTAGGTTTATGGAAGCAATTAGACAACTCTTACAAGCGTGTGTATAACAAAGCTAGCTTTAGCTTAGAATTATTCCGTGCTGAGTTATATAACTTTTATGCAGGACGTGTTGAATTCCAAGGTCCAGATCCTAAGAGACAATTAATTGTTCAAACAGGTATGGGTGGTATGAGATTAGTAAATGAGGCTATCAAGCGTGAGGCAGTAAACACAGGTTTAATGATCAACATGGGTGATGGTAAAAATGGTGGAGGCGGTATTGGAGCTATCACTGGTCAAGGTATGGATCTAAACTTTGGATTCTCTTTCACTAGTTATGTGATTCCTTTCTTAGCTAATGTTAAGTTTGTTCTTAACCCAGCATTTGATAACTTACACACTAATGATATTGAGAACCCAATCATTGATGGAAATCCATTAAGCTCTTATAGCTTTGTGATCTTTGATATCACTGATACAGGAAATGACAACATCTTCATGTTGAAATTATCTTGGGATAATCAATTAAAGTGGTGGTACCAAAATGGTACTATGGATTACATGGGAAGAACTCAAGGGTTCCAATCTAGTGGACAATTCAATGGATACCGTGTTATGATGACTCAAACAATGCCAGCTATCTGGGTAAAAGATCCTACCAAGGTTCTTAAGATTGTTATGAGAAATCCAATCACTGGAGGATCATTCTAATACTTGTGCTTGAGGGAAGATTTTTCATACTTTTCTTCCCTCATATAAGCACCTGCCTGGGGATGCGTCATTAACAGAGCTCGTAACTCTGCCCAGGAACTAATTATTAACAAATTACTAACAAATAAAATTTAAACAAAATGGCCATTAAACTTTTCTCAGCTATCACAGTTCCAGCAAGGAACTTTTTTAGTTCTATCATTAATGCTAGAACTGGTGTTGCTAAGTTTGCAACATTATATGATCTCAATACTTTAGCTCAAAGTATTAACCAATTGGTTAACTACCGTCCTTGGGATGTTAAGTTCACCAACAGTGGTGTACCAATTCTAAATAGAGTAACAATGTTAGCTGGTGAATGTAACAGAAACTGTTCTTCTGATTGTACTCTTTGTGGTTGTTATCCAACTTGCTCTAATGAAACTACAACAGCTATTGATCTCATTATGACAAATACAGGAGCTGGAACATATACTCTAGTAGCTAATTTAGGAAAGAGTGATACTTATGATTATACCAACCTTAAAGGTGTGGGTATTTTTCCAAGTGCTCTTAAATTACCAACACATGCTATTGGAATTTCAGAAGTTCTACCAGCTGTTCCTGGTCATATAACTTGGAATATTATTACTACAGAAGCCGGTGTACCTGCTAACAATATCATTGAAGATGTTATTCTCCAGTTCCGTTTTTATGGAGCTATCTATAATGTTTTTGATTAATCAACCAATATAAACCAACAAAAAAAAACCAACATGAGTATCACAATTGTATCCCTAGCTGAGACAGCTAAATCTGGCAGTATATCTGTCAAACCGTTCTTTGACCCCAATAAAGCTAATCTAGGCCTAGAGAAATATGGCTTAGCATTATTTGATGGAGTATTTCATGAAGAGCAACTTGCATGTATTGAGCGTAATGGTATCAAGAGATACATTACAGGTCTTAATGAGTTTGCCCCAGAGGTTAAACTTATTGCAGACAAAGAAGTACGCGAAGCTAAGATCAGAGAGATCCGTACAATAGTAACACAACTTGAAAGAGAACTTGCTACTAATGTGCTAGATCCTGAGGATCCTGATTTTTGGAATAAAGTTCAATTACTTCAACCAAACAATCATGAGTTCTGGGAAAGAATCTCAATCCGTTGTGGTAATGAGCCGGTGCATTTAGATCCTGCAAAAGATCCTTATGACTTAATTAAGTTATATGCAATTGATGCTGGTGGATTCTCTATTGTATGTAAAAGTTATGATGAGGCCCGCAGTAAAGCTGTTCCACCTAAGTTCTACTTAGACAGATTTATAGATACTGTATCTACTAAAACTGAGATCAGCAAAATCCGTAATAAAGCATTATCTGAGCTTATTAAAATGTTTGATAAAAACCAGAACAAGTTGTTCTATATATGTAAAGTTGTTGATGGAAACAGTGTTCAATACAAGAAGACTACCCCTAATGATGTTATGTATGATAACATGGATAAATTCATTACAGGAGAAGGTATTGAGAAGAACTTACGCAGAGCTGCTCAGACATTCTTGGATGCATGCGCGCTAGACATGGAGACACTTAAGATTAAGTCAATTGTAAAAGATGCAACTTTCTATAAGTTTATCTCTCCTAAAGCTGACGGGTTTATCTACCACACAGACAGTGCTTCAATGTTAGGTAGAAATGTATCTGATTGTATAGAGTATTTGAAGAATCCATTAAATGATTCTATCTTACTTGATTTAACTAAGAAAATAGAAAAATATTGGAATGTTTAACATATAAAAAATAAATATCATGACTGGACAAATGAAAAACCCAAACAGTTATCCTACAGTGGTAACTAATCCAACAAAATACACAGGAGGAAAGAATGCTTCTGTAACAGTAGTAACCAACCCAACAAAGTACACTGGTGGCATGAACAAAGCTGCTTGTGATGTACCTGCTGGTAAATTAAAAAAATAAGACTATGATTGGAAAAATGAAAGCTCAAAACCCTAAGGCTACTGTAGATATGAAAGCTACTGGTAAGCAACATGGTGGAAATGGTGTTGCTAAAAAGCAAACAGCCATTAAAGGCAAATCTTCTGGCAAAGTTAATACTCCTCCAAAAGGTGCAGTTCCTGCATCAAAAGGTAAAATGGTTAAATCTAAAAAATCTTGTTAATATGGCAAAGAAATGTGCAGCTTGTGAAAAAGCTAAAATGCAAAAGATGGCTAAAGGAGGTTTTCCAGATCTTAACAAAGATGGAAAAGTAACTGAAGCTGATATCTTAAAAGGCAGAGGTGTGATCAAAAAAATGGGTGGAGCTTTTGATAAATACAAATCTAAAAAGAAATAACAATGGTAAAGAAGAAATTAAAAAAAGCTGAAGCTGGAGGAACTCAAACAGATAGCACTGCTTATTATAAAAAAGCACTAGTCATGACACCTAAAATGAAAGCTCATTTTTCAGGGGGTGATGAGAAAAAACCTCTTAATGCAAAAAAGTATGAAGAGGTTTTAAAAGAAGAAAGGGCTGCAAAAGCTTATTTGGGAAAAAAGAAAACAGGTGATCAAACTAAAAAGAAGTAACCATGGCAGATAAGAAGTGGATGCAAAAAGCTACAGCCTCTATTAAAAAAAGAGGAACTGAAGGTAAGTGTACACCTATTACTAAACCAGGTTGCACAGGTAAGGCTAAAGCATTAGCTTTGACATTTAAAAAAATTGCTAAATCTAATAAGAAAAAGTAATGGCTAAACAAATGATCAAAAGAAAAGATGGTAGTGTATCTCAAAGAGGTCTTTATGATAACATCAGAGCTAACAAAGGTTCTGGTAAAGCACCTACCAAAGAGATGCTTAAACAAGAAAAAAAGATTAAAGCTAAAACTAAGAAATAATGGCAAAGACTGCAGCTTGGACCAGAAAAGAAGGTAAGAATCCTTCTGGTGGTTTAAATAAAAAAGGTGTTGCTTCTTATAGAGCAGCTAATCCTGGTAGTAAACTTCAAACAGCTGTTACTACTAAACCATCTAAACTTGATCCGGATAGCAAAGATGCTAAAAGGAGAAAGTCATTTTGTGCAAGAATGTCTGGTGTTAAAGGACCTATGAAAGATGAAAAAGGAAGACCTACTAGAAAAGCTCTTTCTTTAAAAAAGTGGAACTGTTAAAATAATATACTATGAAAAAATCAAATAATTCAAATCCATTAAAAACTTTTAATGATAGCTATGACAAGAAAGTAGACTCTTTTAACAAGAACTTAAAAAAGTTTCAAGGTGATATTGGAGGTAGTCAAGTAGGTACTGTAAATGATTATGATAAATATGTGCAAAATAAAAATATCATAAGTAGATATGATAATATGAACAAAAAAATAGAAAATGACATTAGAGATAAGTATATAAAAAATATAACAGGTCAAGATACTACTGAGAAGAAACAGTTTAACAAAGAATATCCAAATCCTACCTTTATTGATCCTAATACCGGTGGTATAAAGAAAGAAAAATCAGGTGGTCAAACTAAATCTAAAAAGAAGAAATAATGGGAAAATATAAATTACCAAGTTATCCTAACAGTGAAAACCAGGATGCAAAGAACAACAAGATCATGGAAAAAATGCGTGAGCTTAAGGCTGCAGGTATGACTGTACCTATTGTATCTATATTTAATGTAAATCCAGGACCACCTAGTGTAGTTGCTGATTTTAAAAAACCTAAGAAGAATAAGTAATGCTTAATTCTGCTATACTCATAAAGGTTAAACAGCGGCTGAATAAACTTGCCAGCAATGACTATGATAACATAGAAACCTGGCAAATTATTGAAGCTTTTGATAAGGCTCAGGTTGACTGGTGCCGCAGGAATCTTCATGGTTTAAATATAGTTAAAGAAGGTGATGAGCAATCTACCCGTAGGATAGATGACTTGCAAATACTCTTGACTCAAACTACGGTGAATATGACTAACAGGCAAACTTATTATGAGAGTGTAAACTTTCCTTCTAACTATTTACAGTGGAAAAGAGTTTCTACAAGCGCTACTAGTGATTGTTGTCCTGATCCTAAACCTATGGTTGTTTATTTAACTGAGGTAGCTAATGTAGATTTGTTACTTAGAGATCCTAATAAAAATCCTAATTTTGATTGGGCTGAAACTTTTGCAACTTTGTCTAATAATACTTTAAAGATCTATACTAATGGTTTATTTAAACCAGTTAATGTAATGCTTAATTATTACAGGCAACCTAGAAAAATTGAAATTGCAGGTATACCAGATCCTTATACAGGTGTTGTTCCTACAGTAGATGTAACATCTGAATTTAAGGATGACTTAGTAGAATTATTTGTAGATGAAACAGTTAAGATCTTAGCTGGTGATATAGAATCTACAATCCAGTACCAAAGAATGAGTCAATCAACAGAAGAAAATAACTAATCATGGAAGAAACACAATCTAGATTTTTAAAAAGAACTCCTGAAAAAATACAAGGAATCAGTAGACCAAAACCTGAACCGGTAAAAGCCAATCCTGCACCAAATACTGGAGCAGGTGGAAGTTCTTTAGATACTATGGTAAGTGCCTGTGTATCAGAAATTATGAATGCTGCAACAAGTTTTCATAAACTGCATTTAAAAGTAAAAGGTGATGGATCTTATGCTGCACATAAAGCTTTAAATGAACTTTATGATGCTTTACCAGGTCATGCTGACACTTTAGCTGAAGGATATCAAGGAGCAGCTGAAAAACTTTTGTCTTATACAGAAACTACTCCTAGAATACTAGATACAGTTTCAGATGCTGTAGCTTATTTAAGAGATTTGTCAGCTATTATCACAAAACTACAAGGAATGCTGCCTTACTCAGAAATTGTTAACAACTTAGATCTAGTTAAAGACTCTATTAATTCAACTAAATATAAATTACTTTTTTTAAAATAATTTGCATATAATAAAACTAATTAATACATTTACTACTTATTTATTTATAAACTAAAAAACAAAAACAAAACATGGCTTATTTTAATCATGCCTTTACCAAGATGTTTCTTGGAACAGGCGCAACCCGCAATCTTGCGAGCACAGGTGCAGCTGCTTCAGCAATAGTACCTTACAATCCTTATTCAACAGGTGGTATGATAACTACAGTTGGAACACCAACTGTTGCATTAGCAAACTTACCTGTCTATCCTAACAATCCTCACACAGGTTATTTTGGATTTTTTGATCCTAAGACTTACTTGTCAATTGACACAGGTCTTAGTAATTATGAATGCTGTCCAATTATATTAGCTAGTTCTTCTGTATTACAGAAAGACAAAATTGGTCCTTTCCATGGTGGATATCAAGAGACTAACAAGTCTAAAATGATCAATCCTAAGTATGTTCAAAAAGCATACCGTGTAGATTCATGTGTACCTAAACAAGCTGTAGTTTCTGTAGGTAATACTACTCAAACTGGTTCTGGTGTTCTTACTACTGGTGCTTTTGTTGCTGGTACTGCTGCTTCATGGCCTTTAGTTGCTACTACTTATATTGTTGCTACAACTGTTGCTCCTGCTGGTGGAACAGGTGCTACTTTAGCTGTAACAGTTAATGCTTTAGGTACTGCTACTAGTGCTGTTTTAGTAGAAGCTGGTATTGGTTACAGTGCTGGTGATGTTTTAACTGCTGTTGGTGGTGCTAATGACACAACTTTAGCTGTATCAACTGTAGCTACAACTACTGCTGTTAATTTCCAAGGTGGAACTACTGCTGCAACTTGTTGCTTTGAGTTCTTATGTGGTGAGACTTATTACTTACGTATTGATGTTAAAGGTTCTCCTGCATTACGTGCTTTAAATCACAATGCTTACCAAACTCTTGATGCTTATACTGGATGTTGTGCTGGTCCTACACCTACTGTAGTAGATTCGACTTTAGTAATGATCTCTTGGGCTGAAAAAGTACTTATTAATAACTACTTAAAACCGTTTGTATTACCTGTTGTATTTGATGAATTAGGTGTTGCTTGGTATGCTCCAGGAACAACTGTTGATCCTATTACAAATGCTGCTGTATTACCAGCTCAGTGGTGGACTGCTTATGTATCTCCGGGTCATACTGCTGGTCAATGTGCAGGTCTTCGTTTATTTGGTGCCTTTGTTGGTACTGTATTTGGAGATTGTACTTTCCAAATCACTGATTACTTTGAGAGAGAACCAGTTAAGATCCTTGCTTCAATGGTTGATTATACTGGAGATCCTTGTGTATTTGAAGGCATCTGTGTATACAATGACTGTTTAGGTTTACAAGGTATGGGCTTTGGTGACCAAGTTGTAAAAGACTTAATCTTAGCTGAATCATACTTACAAAACTTCTTTGCTAACAATGATCTACGTATCCGTGAGATTACTCAAGGTTATGACATGACAAGTGCTATTAACCGTAATGCATTATACACAAGATATTTCTTGTTGCATAGTGTTCCACGTTGGAATAACCCAACTGGTGTGTTTGATGCAGACCGTTACATGTTAGAGATTATTACTACTGCTCCTAATGCAGCTTTAAATCAATTCTTAACAAACTGGTTAACATCATGTGCTGATTGTGTTGAATTTGAAGCAAATACTTGCACACCTTGTGTACCAGTAAATAACTAAGAATTTATTAACCTATAAAGATTAAAGGGAGGTTGCTTTGCTTCCTCCCTTTTTTTCTTTTATATTTGTAAGATTATGGCTAGACACGTATTAAGTTTGGAAATTCCAGACACTCTCAATAAATGTATTTTTAGAATAGTAGATACTAGTGTATATGCACCTGATGTAGAAGTTACTTGTCCTTTATTGCAGATAACGCTTCCGGGATTTATACATCCTGTAAATATTGCACCTCCTGAAATTAATCCAGGATTTAATGCTAATCTAACAGCATGTGATTTAGGTATTCAAAGTGCAGATTGTGGTACAACTTTTTATGACATTCCTGATGGAATATATATTGTAAAATATAGTGTTGAACCAAAAGATCTTGTGTATGTAGAATACAATCATTTAAGAATGACTTGTGCTTTAAACAAGGTTAGACAGATCTATTGTGAATTAGATATGGGAGCATGTTTGCCTTCAGAAACTATAATGCTTAAGTTACAAAAGATAAGATTAATACAACAACAATTACAAGCTGCTAAAGCATATGTAGAAGATTGCCATAACCCAAAAGGAGGAATGGAACTATATAAATATGCAGTAAGTCAGCTAGATAAATTATCATGCGGAGCAGTCTGCAAAACTTGTTAAACCAATAAAACCAACATAAAATGAGTGCATGTTTAAATTGTGGAGTATCCATGGGATGTAGCTGTCAAAGAAGAGTTGCTAGTGATGGCAAATCTGTATGTGGAACTTGTATGGCAGAATATGAAAAAAAAATAAAGGGCACCGTTGTCCAAAAACCAACTAATAGCACAGCCCCTACTAATGTAAATGTATTTTATAAAGCACCTTAAATAATTAAAAGAAATGGCATGCTATAAATTCTCCTCGTGTACAGCCGGTAATATAACAATACTTTGGTCTACTGATCCAGCTTGGGCTCCTTATGTAGGAGGTCCTGCCGTTTCTTTTAGTAATCATGGTGGTAACACTGTTGCTTATACAGTTGAGCTTATAGAAGATCCATGCACTGCTTGTCAGCCAGATAACCCGCTTGTAAATACTAGTTTTTTAATAGCTTCTTTAGGTTGTAATTCACCTAATAGTTGTTATAAATTAATGGAGTGTAATAATGCGATACCTCCTATTTATGTAAGTAATAATCTTAATCCTTATATAGGAACTAGTATTTCTGTAGCGGAATATCCTGGGCGTTGTTTTAATATAGTAGGTATTGCTAATTTTAGCGAATGTGCTGATAACTCACCTATAGTTGTTACATGCATTCAGAATTGTGTTTGTAATATATATTGTTATCAGCTTACAAATTGTGGAAATCCTCTAGAAATTATTACAGTTAACAGTACATTAATTGTTACTCTTAATGATGTTATTTTTCCAACACCTAGTATTATTCCTTCTGGAGGAAACAATTGTTGGACAGTTACTGCTGTTAATATTGAACCTTGTGATGCAGATACAGGCACAACTATAACAGCTTTTTCAAACTATTTTCTGAATGGTTGTGTTGCCTGCGCGGGACCACCTCCTTGTTTTAAACTTACAAGTTGTGATGGTCTTACTGTAGTGTATAGTCAAAGTGATCTTCGCCCGTATGCTGGAGGACCTCCTATAACAACTAGTGTTTTTCCGGGACAATGTTTTATAGTTACTTTATTAGCTGGAGGAGAAGTTTGTACTAATCCTAGAGCAATAGATCCTTTAACTATTGCTAGTTGTACATGTGTTTGTTATACATTAACTAATTGTCGTACAAGAGCTACCATAAATAGTAATTCAAATCTTGCAGCTTATGTAGGACAGGATGTACATATTAATCCACCAAATGATATTGGTTGTTCTGGTGATTGTTGGCAGGTATCCATAAATTCTGGATTATGTACAGCACCAACAGTAGTTACAGTTACTCAAGATTGTAATGTTTGCGAACCTTGTAATGAGACCTGCTATGAAATTGTAGATTGTCAGACTAATGTAGTATTTACTACAGCTCTTAATCCTACAGCAAATGCTGTTGACTTAAGTACTCTTATTAGTGGTCAATCTATTGGACAGATCAGTATTGGTGGTATTGTTACTAATGGTTGTTGGTATGTAAGACTGGGTATAGATTGTGGTTCAGCGGTAACTGTTTCTGTATTTAATATTTATCAACCTAATACACAGGGCCAAACTGGTTGTGAACAGTGTTTGAATAGCTGTTATGGGTTGCTTAATTGTAAGACTTTAGTTATTGATAAAATAATTAAGTATACTGCACCAAATGCTAATCCTCTTATACCTAACCCTAATACATTAACTGGTGCTTTAGGATCTTTATGTTTTACAGTTCCTAGTGGAGGATGCTTACCAGGATGTTATCAATTACAATTGATACCCGGAGCAGCTTGTGCAGGAAGCGTAGATTGGACAACTGTAGTAAGTTATACTTCATACCAAGATTGTTTTGATTGTCAACCATCTTGTTATCTATTGACAGAATGTGCTCCGGCAGTCTCAACTCCGATTGTTGTAAACAATGATCTTAGTCTGTATGTAGGACAAATAGCTAAAATATGTGATTCATTAGGAGAATGTCATTGTTATAATGTAGAAATTTCACAGAGTTGTGATGGAGCTATCACTATCGATAATGCTAATGCAAGTTTTACTACTTGTGATGAATGTAATTCTTGCGCATGTCCTCCAGGCTATACTAAGATTGGAGATAATTGTCAAAAGATTACAACAGTACCCGCTATTGCAAATCCTATAATATATTCTACTGCTCCAGGAAGCATTAGTAATCTTTATGGAAACTTAGGAACAAATTTTTATAGTAATATCTCAGCTCTTCCATATCCGATTACAGCAATCGGATCTTTGTTTAAAGATGCTGCTTTAGTTGTTGTACCTTCTGTAAATAATATTATAGGTGTATGGAATGGACCTGCAGGATCTAGATTAAATACTGTAGGTATATGGACTACTGTAGCACCTAATCCTATTAATGAATGGATAGGTTTTGCAGAGTGTATTAATATTCCAACAAATGGTGTTTATTGCATTGGTATTGGTGGAGATGATGCTGTTAGAATAAGAATAGATGGCGTATTAATAGTACTTGCTGCTTCGGGTGTTTTTGATTTTAATTACTGGCATGTTTTTGAAATCAATCTTACAGCAGGAACTCATGTAATTACATTAGAAGGTTTTAATACGGGAGGTGCCTCTGCTTTTGCAGCAGAAATCTATAATGTTAATTCTGCTACTTTACAGACTTATACTACTGTAGCTCAAGTACAATTAGCTACTATCTTTAGCACTTTTGATAAAAGAAAAGAAGGAACTTTTCAGACAGGTGAAACTTCAGGATTTTCATGTCCAACTGGATATGCACTTAATACATGTGGTAGAGCATTTAGTTGTAGCTTAATTGAAACTATTCCATTTGTAGAATGTCCACGTACTTTTTTAGTAACAAGTTGTGAACCAGGTGTAGCTCCATTCTATACTAATACTGATTTGTCAGCTTACACACAAAGTGTATATAAAACATGTATTCCTCAAATTATTTATTCAACTAGTTGTTTTATTTTAAAAGATTGTAACAGATTAGTTGCAGATATAGTAACAAACACTGTTCTAACCGGTTACTTATGGCAGACAGTTTCATTACAAGGTTTTCCAGGATCTTGTTTTATTGTGACAGGAGTTGTAGCTGGTGGAACTTGTGATGGCGCTGTTCCTGTAATTATACTTGATGTAGTTTCTTGTATATGCAAAGGTGCTCAACAACCTTGGCCAGCAGGTTGTTATTGTGTAACAGTAAAAGAAATTATTCCTACTATTGTTGCTCCTAATTTTGAAGGAGCATTTATTAGTATAAAACCTTATGATTGTTGTCTTGATTGTACAAGAACTTGTTATATACTTACATCTTGTGTAGGTGGTATTTCTCCGGTTATTGTATGTAATGATTTAGCAGCTTATGTTGATCCACCAAGAGTAATAAAAATTACAGGTTGTGGGGATATTTGCTGGAATGTAGCTATTGCTAGCACATGCAATGCTTCTACATATTTTGGTGGAACTATAATTGATTATGCAGATTGTCCTGCTTGTTTACCACCATTACCACCAACTCCACCACCTTATGATCTACATCTTAGAAAGATTAAACCAGGTTGGAAAAGTCCTAATAGTTGTTATACTTTAGATTATATAGAAAGAATTAACTGTACTTTTGGAGAGCAAATTTATAATGAAATGCTTGTTGCAAGATATGGTATAACCGTATGTTGTGATGAGGATGTGAATAAGTGGGATATTAAGAAACAAATGTTAGATCTTGATATGCTTAAAGATCCTAATCTTTGTAAATCAACTTTATGCTGTTGTCCTGCTCCTTGTTTTATTGAGGCTTTTGTAACAGTGCTTCCTTTTTGTGGAGTTCCTAATATAGTATCTGTAATTTTTAATCTACCTTGTCCTGCGCCTGTATTAATTGATGTGGAAATTGAGGTGCTTAGTGAACCTGTTATATGTCGTTGCTTTTCTGTAGAAGTACTAGATGAACCGGTTAGTATTAGTTATATTGATTGTTGCTGTGTAGTTCAAACACAAGTAATAGATGCAATAGGTACGTATCCTATATGTTCTTCTACAGCGCCTGTATCAATAAATAATCCATTAAGTATTGTTGTTACTGACAGTGGTTTATGCGGTGTATCTCCTTTATGTACACCTCCACCTTTTCAAGTATGTTCATGTTGGTCAATCTATAATCCAACAGTTGCAACTTTAGGATTTAGTATTGCTGCTATTTGCCCAGCTGGTCCAGATCCTGTAGAACAAGCAGGAACAATTGCTCCTCTAGTAACTATATATAATTGTTCTGTTGCACCTCCTGTAGTTGCTAATGGTTTAATA